GACTTATCATAGTTTACCCAACCTTCAACCTTTCGAATCTTAAGTTTAAAGTCAGCACCTTCCCAAAAATCATAAGGATTTACTGGTTGTTCATCTGCAAATTGTGGTTGCATTACATCCATGATTTTATCAAAGATCTTTTTACCAAATTTGTAAAGGAATACCTTTCCTTCGTTTTGTGGGTTAGCAGGGTCAGATACAACTAAGATGTTTGACGCATAGTGCAAACGTCTCTTTCTATCCCTTGCTGTTGCTTTATCCTCATCACGACCAGAGTTCCATAACACAGAGTTCATCTCTGATACTGGATCATCTTGACCGATAGTAGTTAAGCTATTTTCAATATACCATAGACCAGTAGGACCTTTAAAACCATGATCCCAATACCTTACCCAAGGAAGATCTTCACCTTCTTTAGCTGGTAGGAATCTGATTACGGCATAACCGTTTCCTGCTTTATCTCTGGTTGGTTTCCAAAACCTATCATCGTCATATGACTTTGTTTCGGCTTTAGTAGACACAGCTTCCGCTGCTTGTACGAGTTTGTCGATTGACGAGCCTCGTGAGCTCTTTAGATTTGCAAATGACATATATTTTCTCCGTATTGCATTGTATTAAGACGTAATTGTCTTTTCTATTTTTATTGCTGAAATATCCACTTCATACATAATGTATATTATAACACAAATGTGTTACTTTGTAAACCCTTTTGTCAATAAACTTAAACATTTATCTCGATTAAAGTTTACAAATGGTTCATATTTCTCGATCAATCTACGAGTATCAGGCCATATAATGGTATCTGATATGTTCTTAGATTCACGATCAATGAACTTAAATATGGCGTTAAGAATAACAACAGTCTCTAAACTAATCTCTTCTTGCAGCCATAACTTTATCACAAGAGGATGCGCATTGTCACTTGTCTTAAACAAATAATCAAATGGTACATTCTCTTCTGTTAATCTATTTATATCAATTGAAAACACACGATGAATACTTTCCTGAATTCTTTTGTGCTCTCTATAATTTTGTTCTCCTTCTTCATCCATCATATCACCAATGTAGCTTTTACCGGCTTTAAAGTTGGCGACGTAATAGTCCTTTAGTTCTCCATTGTGTTTACGACCAAGCTTTGCAAAGAAGTACTTATCCTTGCGTTTAAAGAAAGAGTTAGGTGTTACGTTGGACTTAAAATTATATTTAACTGCATCATAGCTAGACTCAAAGTGCAGCTTTAATGCATTATACAATTTATAGGACTCAAATGGATCAGTGCTCATATCATACCACCATGATAATACATCATAGCAAGGGTTAATATTGTAGCGCACAACAATGACCATACCATAAATTTAAATACACCTTCAACTATTGTTGTTAAAAATTTCATCATATAGGTAGTTTATTTCCCTTTTTCCCTCTAATCAAATTAAGTCTCATTGCTTCTGCTTCCATCTTATCTTTAAGAGAATCAGTCAATAGCTTTTTCAAGTTAGTATAATCCATGCCTCTCTTTTCTATAATAAATGTAGCTGCGTCTATATAAGACATATTTCCCTTTGCCACTAATTGTTCTACGGCCGTGGAGAACCGTTTCCTTGTCATAATTTTTTGTTCTAAATCAATCATAATACCCTAAGTAGTATGCAATCGCCATTGATTCTACCATTAGGAACACTTACTTTCGTCGTTAGCGTATCCCAGACTTGTTTGTCGATTTGCTTTATTGTTTTACTTAAGATCAATGGAAGTATATCGTCTGGCTTTCTTAAAGTAGTTACCCTACTCTCATCGCCGATATTCTTTATGGTAGTACCACTTACCTCAAACCCTTTAGTTGAATTTGAGTTATACTGAGTTAGCTTTCTAGTCTTAGTATTATAAACAAATAGAACTTCTTTACCAGGAATCATAACAGGATTAATCGACATTAATTTAGCATCGATATCTTCAACCTTATACTTAAGATTCTTAACCTGTACATCAGAAGCTTTAGGCTTCTTTATCCTTGGAATTCTTGCTGCTTTATTAGCAACCTTTAATTTATCTAAATCTTCGAAGATGGTCTCCATAGTGGTTATCATCTTATTTTGATTAGTTCTTTTAATATGAGAGAATGCTTCTACAGCTTGATCACACGTTTTGTCGTATGCATCTTTAACTGGTTGATACTCTTGTTCAACCATTGACTTAAACATATTAAGCGCTGAACCTTTTAGACCATATTGCTTAAATAACTTATAGGCATCAAAGTTTACTTTAAAATTTCCTTCTAACCATCCATCAACAACTGTATCCCAATCATCCATAATAGTCTCAAGGATTTTTGCTTTTTGCCTTTGTTGTATTGTAACAACAGGTTTTGCAGCAGCTTTATCTTCGATCTCTTCAACAGTAATTAACGCTAATTCGTATAGCTCTTTAAATTTTTCTTCTGCTGCTGCTAACTCTTCTTCATTATATTCGTAACCTCTATAATGAATCTTAGTCAACTTACCTAGGTAACCAAACTCATAGTCTTTTAATTTTTTAAAAGCTTTTATCTGATCTTTAGTGTATCCAAATTTCTCTTCTGCAAACTGTAATATTGTAGGTACATAGTCCTTGGTCTTATAAAAATAATTATACCAATGTGCTGCCTTCTGCCATTTAGTATGACGACCTTCAACACCTTCGGCAGTCTCGCCTGGTTGAAAGATTGGTTCAGGTCCCATATACTTATCGTCAATGGTTACTCTGTTCTTCCTCATACTTGTTCTTACTTTATTTTCCGCCATAGTTTGCTCCTTTCATAATATATGAGTACATTATAACACACTCTTTCACAAATGTACATAGGCAGGACACACTTTTTTCAAATGATAAGGAGTAGATTAAAGTGTGCCCTGCCATAAACTTATACCCTTTCGTAATTCTTGATACCGCTAACATAATTTTCAGCAGCATTTTCTGCGTACATTTCATTGTGAGCTTTATACCATTCAATACCTAATGACTCTCCATCGATATACATACGTATACCGTAGTATGGATGATCTCCAAATGATCTTAGTACTTCAGCTTTACGATTCTTAAATTTATTAGAACCACTGTACTCGCTAAGTAACATATACTTACTTGACATCGCCATTCTCCCACATTTCTTTTAGTTTTACGTATGACAATACGCGGATTTGTTCACGATCTAGATCTGGATGTTTTTCTCGTAACTCTTTACGAACTTTATGTTTTACCTCAGAATCACGCATCAAAAGATACGCGCCTGCGCATACAAACACAAAGAATACTAATCCGACTAGTGTGAATATTATTGATAAAATTTCCATGTTATTTTCCTATATGTTCCACGTCTTTTCGTGGAATAACTTGATATGCACCTTTATTATATGCTGGTGCGATTGTGAAATTCTTGGATTCTTTTGCTTTCCAAGAAGTGTCTTCAGGAGTCTCATACCGAGAACTTCCTGTATAAGATGGATATTTGTTGTTAAACTCTTCCATCTTTATTTCTGCAAAAGACTTTTCTGTCTTAAGCGGTTTGAATTCTTGTTTGACCTTACGTCTTGGAGTAAGTGCCTTCGTCTTTCTCTTACGACCGTGTTGATCGTATCTTATTGAGCCTATGTAATTCATACATTTCCTGGTGCTTCAATAAGCAACTGTGCCATTGGCTTTTCTTCTGATACTACAACAAAAGTTCCATCACGAAATTCACGTGTAACCAAACCTGAGTTATATGCCTTTTCGACATATCCGTCTTGTCCTAGAATGTACTCAACTTGACCTGCCCACGACTCTACAGCCATTTTACGTCTTTGGTACTCTACTGCATCAGTGTACTGTGTCATATGAACTCCTTCCTAATTCTGCTAATCTTATTAGCTCTTTTAACTTTTGATCCCAGAGTTGTTTAAACTCTGGATTTTGTGCTCTATCACGAGCTTCTCTGAGAGCTATAACTCTTGCTATTGTTCTACTAGTCCCAGTCATTTTTCATTTCATTGTATACATCCATATACGAAGATCCTGCAATATAGTCTTGAGTCTCCTTTTCGGTGTAATACATATTTTCCTCTTTGAAGCATTCCAGTGAACCTGGAGATTGTCGAGCTGCCTTCTTCATTGAAGTAGTCAACCTTGGCGCTTTGTATTTAGGTTTTGAGTAAACCTTATTTACAGCACTTTTAAATTCTTTTTCTGCGCGTGCCTTTTCTGCGGCCGCTTTAATCATTGCTAGTCTATCCATAATCTATTCCTTTTAAATATTAGTATATTATATCACAGTGTACAGTGAATGTACACAGTTATTTTAATTAATTTCTTCTACAGTAATCCTGTATTTTTTGCCATTGATGTCTGAACATTCAATAGTCTTTTTTGTTGTTTGCATCCAACCTTCTTTATGCAGGTCCATCTTGACTCGATCAACACTATCAATTAAACCATTAGAGTTATCAGAATCTACCTGAAGTCCAGGTTTAATAATAGTGTGTGCAATGTAGTCACAATATGCCATAGTAAAAGCCATTATGCTGCGTCCTCATCAGAACCAAACATCGAACTCCAACACGATGGAGTACAACCGGAGATTAAGAACTCCCGCTGATCCACGGTTGCTTCAGGCATTGCGTCCTGAATAAGAGTACCCTCTTGCCACAGAGCAAATTGCTCTGGAGTAGCATTGATACTCATGATGTTGGTTAGACCACTAACCGGACTTGTTTTTTCACATAAAATCATATTATTTCACCCATACTTTGTTATACTTTTCAGGAAGAATCTCACAAGAGAAATCATCCGCTTTAGCGTAATTGACTACGCCAACACACTCGTTGGTGGTGTTAGACCAATATACGTCTGGCATGTCCAGAGCGGCTTCTACCGCATTCACACAGAATCCTAGTACAATACCAGCTGTCGCACCTAGTGTAACAGCTTTAATTTTGTCTTTAGTAGTCAACATATTACGCTACCTCCAACATTCCAAGAGGACAGTTCCAAAGTAGGCCGTCGACTCTAACAACCGCTTTTGTTCTGTTAATCTTAGTCACTTCGCCGTGCGTGGTAATACCATCGTTATTTTCAAACTTAACTTTAGTACCAATAGAAAGTTTAGACTTAACACCTTGAGCTTTAATCGCTCTCAGTTGCTTTTGTTTAATTTTAATCAATTCAATAACCTCATTCATTTCATCAGTAGAGTTGATTGAGTTGATTGCGTTTAGTATAGATTTTTTCATAATTTAGATTCCTTATCAATTTTGTTTATAGGTATATTATACCATGGTTTTTAGGGTTTGTACACACTTTTTTTAAAAATAGTATATAGTTTTTATACATATTTGTTATATGTAACACCTTTTATATAACTCTTCTTCACGTTTGTATGCTTCACGTTCCCATGGAGCATTATCATAGCTATAGTTACGTGGTTTCTTACCCTTCCATGACATACTATAACCACATAGTTCGCCACGTAAGTACTGTTTTGCATGAACCATTTCATGAGCAAGAGTTTGCATTATCTCTTCATACGGAAGCTTTTCACCCTGAGATTTACGTGCTATAGACATATCAACGTAACCTTCTTTTGGATCTCCCCAGCATAATCCTTGACTATCATGATCAAGAGTAGTCTTAAAAGTAATAAAAATTACCTTAGAATACATACGGTTAATACCAAGCTCTTTACAGAGAGAATGTGCATACGCATGGACTTTCTTCTTGTCTTTGATCTGACCTTTGATTACTATTTGTGGCATGACTGACTCCGCGTTAATATGTGTATATTATACCCCAGTTTCTAGTAGATGTACACAACTATTTTAGCTATTTTTAGATCGTTTTGTTATATAGACTATAACTTTGGTGAATAAATGGTTATAAGCTCTTCTTTACCCTTTACCTTGATTTTACCTATTTCCTTGCACTTATACTCATCCGGAAGCTGTTCTTGAGTATATGATGATATAATTGTTTTATAGTCTACATACTCATGTCGTGCGGCAGTGGCCTCGAGACGGGCTGCAAGGTTGACTGCATCTCCAATGACTGAGTAATCGAATCTGGATTCAGAGCCCATGTTACCAACAATGCAATCCCCGGTGTTAACGCCAGTACCAACATTAATATCAGGAAGACCTCTTGATTTATATACTTCTTTAAGTTCATTGGTTTTAGCCTCTATTTCAATTGATGATTTGACTGCCATTTCAGCATGGTTATCACAAGGCAATGGTGCATTCCAGAATGCCATGATACAGTCGCCCATGTATTTGTCTATGGTTCCACCGTTGTTTAATATGATTTTAGTCATAGCATCAAGGAATTCATTAACCAATTCTACTAATCCTTCTGGATCGTCATTGTTTTTATAGTGCTCTGATATTGGAGTAAACCCACATATATCCATAAATAAGAAAGACATCTCTTTACGATCTCCTCCTAATCTTAATAACTCAGGATTCTTTTGTAGTAGATACACCTGCTTTGGATCTAAGTAAGTTTCAAATTGCTTTTTGATTTGCTGTCTTAACATGAATTGCTTATAGAAATTACTAAAGCTTGATGAAGCAAAGGTCATTATATATAATATCATTGAGTAAGTCATATCAAGGAGAATCTGAGATTCGTACCAGAAGTAGAAAGAAGCGCCAACTGAAGATGCAACAGTCGCAAAGAAGATTATCATGGACCAAACAATTGGAAGGTGGTATACAGCTAAGACGATTACCAGAGCACCAATTGACATTACCAGGATTTCAAGAAGGTCTGTCCACACAGGACGAGAGATTGAAACTTCATCCATTATTGACTGAATGGCGGCAGCCTGAAT